TTGGGATAGAACAACTATATAAACACTAAAAAAGTGATTATTTTCAAGAGAAAGTAATCACTTTTTTATTTGTTCTATTTGAGTAAAAAGTAAATTTTATCAAATAAATATCTAAAATTCAAATAATTGTAGGATTAGTAGTAATTACAGTGGTAAGTTTAGTTGCAAATTTTTTTGCCCATCTGTTTTATGATAGCACGAACGAGGCTCTCGCTAATCTTAAATTGTTCAGATATGAAAGTGTAACGCTCCATCTTTGGGGCGTTGCTTTTTTGATATTCTTCGTAAATTTCCAAATCTCGAAATATCTCACACGCTACCCTGCCTCCGTGCTTGTAAACCAAGCGCAGGTCGTTCTCCATTGGTTTTAACTTCTCGTATATATTCATTGCTATTCCCATTTATTAAGTTCGCACCCCTTTTCGTCTTGTCGCAAAAGAGTAGAGAGCGGACAGCCACACATCTTACATTTCATACCCTTAACTTCTTTCAGTGTATAATCTCTCATTAGTCTTTGATATGTGCCCATCTTAGCCATAGGGCACTCTGCGCATATCTTTGCCCGCTCTTTTGCCTTTGCTTCCATTTCAGGGTCAGGAAATATGTAATTTTCCCAACCCTTTAATATTGCTTTTAACTTCATCATATACTTGCCGATTGTCGAGCTCGTTCATTGTCACTAATGCGTAAAATGCTATCCGTTAGCCCTGAGGTAGTGCCCATTGTTGCACCTTCATACGCTCCTTGCATTGAGCCTTCAAGGCTACCAGCACGAGCTCCTTCGAATGCTCCTTGTTGTGTACCCTGAAAAGCGCCTTGCATAGCACCCTCATACGCTCCTGTTTGCGTCCCTTGCATAGCGCCTTCTCTTACTGCCTTGGTGATTTCTGTATAATCAATCTTCATCTCATATGCTTGTTTAATTACACCGCCCGCTTGCATATACACTGGGTTATAACTACCATTACTTACATCACTGTTGAGAAAATTCAATAGGGGTAAGTTTTTCTTCGTTGCTTTTTTGTTCACAAGGAATTCGCCATCCTCAGCCTCGAATCCTCCACGTCCTGCAACGGTGAAAGGAATACCACCCTCGTTGTGGCTCTTACCTTTGAGCAAACCGCCTTTTTCGTACTTCACGTTGGTTTCCATTATCTTCTTAACATTTAACATACCCATTGCCCCAGTAACACCTGCCATAATAGCATTGTAAGGAGGAGGATATGCAGATAGTGCCTTCGTGATACCTAAGTAAGTGTTTATCATCGCCTCAGCCACCGCAGCCGCTTTCCCTACTGCTGTATGCTCGCCAAATAACTGTTTCGCTTGTGATAAAGCCCCTAACGCTAATTGTAGTTTAGATTCCTCAGTTTTGCGTTTTAAGTTTATTTCATCTTGTGACTGTTTTCTATTTAATATTGATAATCGTTTGTTATACTCCTCTTGTGAAACCTGATTACTTGCCAGCAATTCATTGAGTGCTTCACGTTCTTGCTCGTGATTTTGTCGCATTTGCTCCTCTTCAATCTCCCATTGCGTAGCCCCCTGCTCTTGCAAGGTGAGTAGTTTGTCTTGAAAATCCAACTCCTGTTGGGCTTTCTTTTCCTCTTTCTCAATATCCGATTGCTGTTTGTTCAACTCCCTGCTTTTCTCATTATACCCTTCTCTTAGTTCTTGCAATTGTTGCTGATAAGCGTCCTCAGCGTTATAATCCCAATTGTGTGCCTCCTGTTTGAGTTGCTTCTCCTTCTCTAATGCTTCGACTTTCTTTTGATAGATAGCATCTTGCCTTGCCTGTTCTTGCACGATGAGTTGGGCTGTTAATCGTGTTTCGCTGTCAATCTTAGTTTTGTTTTGCAACTCGTATTGCTCTGCTTCCTTCTTTACTGCCTCAATAGATAGGTCTGTACGTGTCTTTAAATACGCCTCTTCAATCTCTCGTTTTTGCTTTTCGTACTCATTTTTCTTTATTAGCCCCTTAGATTTTTCTTTCTCCAAGACTGCCAAGCGGTCTTGCATTCCCTTTTCCTCAATCGCCAAACGTTCCTGCAATGATTTAGCGACAGCCGAATTAGTCTTAACGTACTCTTCTACTGCTTCTCGTTGTTGCTTTAATTCTTCTTGCATTCTTGCACGTGCTTTGTCTGCCTGCTCTTTTGCCTCATCATTTCTCGCTCTGTGTACGCTGTTTATTACTTTATTCTGAGCGGTTTCTGCGTTTATTCTCTCTTTATTGTTGGCAATAAGTTCTGCTTTTTTTCTTGCCAACTCCGCTCTCTCTGCGTCGCTCGTATCGTTGCTTTTTTGTTGTAGTTCTATACGTTCTATTTCCAACTTGTTACGCTCTATTGCTAATGCGTTTATCTGCTTTAATGTTTCTACCGACGCTTTCGCCGCTTTCTCCCTCTCTTCTACACTCTTAGAGGTATCCCTTGCTATTTGGTTTTGTTCAGCAAATAATTCCTTTAACGCTTCTGTCTTCTCTATGTGCTCCGCTTCTGACTTTGCTAATTTTTGATTTATCTCCTCAATTCGCTGTCCACGTTTAAGAGCCTCGTCCATTGTGTTGCCAATGCCTCCAACAATGCCCTTCATTTCCTTACCTAATTCAGTATACTTAGCACGAGCCTCACCTACTGCCTTACCCATCTCTTTGCCCTTATTCACTAAGTCCTGTGCAGGCTTCTTCACCTCTTCCCAAGCACCCTTAAAATTTCCGGTGAGAATCTTCCCAAGTCCCTTAACTACGCCCACAACTTGCTTTATTGGTGTAATGAGGAATGTGCCTATAAATTCACCAACTTTCTTAATGGGCTCCCACGCTGCTTTAAACGCTTCCACTAATACCTTACCCACCTGTTGCACTACTCCGAATAGCGTTTGAAAGAGTACTTTTAATGGTGTAAGTACTTTGTTCACCTTATTCACTCCCTCTTGTGTGCTGGTGAAGTATGATATTAAAGAGCCTAACGCTACAATGAGCGCACCTATACCTGTACTAATAATTGCGCCACGTAGTATCTTCATACCAGTAGATACATTTCCCGTAGCCGTTGCAGTAGCATTGAGTACGCCTGGCGCCATCTTACCCGTCTGTACGAAATTGGTAAACGGAGTAGCCAACGCAACAATATTTACCTTCAAAGAGTTAAATGTATTGACAACGCTGTTCATTGAAGTACCAAATGCTTGGTTATCCCCTACTGCGTCTAATATCGCTTGTCGGTAATTACCTACATCTACTTGATTGTTTCCAATACTCTTTTGCAGTTCCTTATACTTCTTGTCTTGCTCTTTAATAACCGCCAATAACTTACCCCCTACCTCAGCATTGTTGCGCTCCTCTTCTGAAAGTAATTGATATATGTGTTTATTCTGCGACAAGGAAGCGCTCAATTCCTTAATTGAGCCAGTTTTTTTCTTATTTGTATCTATTTCCTTAGCTTCTGTCGCAATGTGGTTCTTCACCAAAGTATCATACACACGTAACTCATCACGTTGCCCCTTCTGCTCTGCTGTAAGCAAGGTGAGCCTCTTCGTGTACTCTTCTATTGATATATTACCCTTCGAAAAGTCGTCCTTTAAGACTTTCATTTCGTTGCCGATGTTAATCAGCTTCTCACGCACCTCAGCACTCTTCGCAATGAGCGAATCCACATCAATATCTATCTGCGCTATATTTACCCTTTCCATATCTCTTTAACTCTTAACTAATCTTTATCATTTCCACTTCTGCCAACGCCCCTGCCTTGTACTTTATTTTGTTTGGCAAAAAGTAGCACCCTAACTGCTCAACGTATATACGTGAGAAGAACGAGAACTCATATATATCAATCTCAGACAAAGCAAATTCAGCAGTAACAATGTAAGGGTGCTCCATTAATCGTGGCAAATCCTTGTAAAAAGAACTAAGCAATGTATTCCACTTATAAGGCTCACCGTCTGCCGCCCACACTTTAGATATCCCATATCGTTTACCTCCAACTTCTATAACAACAGCGTCTACTGGCAATCTCTTACGTAAGAATATATGCCATCGCCCTGTTTTCTCTTTGTATTCTATCTTTGTTTGTCCGTTCTCCACTTTTTCCTCTTTGGCAAAAAACTCCATACGCTCTAACTCTACGTTGTTTATTGCGAGCCTTTTGTTTTTAGGAGCGTAAAATCCGACAGCAAAGTCCTTTCTATCTGCCAAAGTTTCGTCTTCAAAGAATAATCTTCCGTCCCAATCCTCTTGTACGTGTCCGTTGTTGTCGTCATACTTTTTATATAGAAAATTATTCTTCTTAGCATAATTCTGTGAGTGGAATTTAACCTCTTTCACTTTTACAAATTTACCTGTCCAATTCAATATATTATCAGTATTCACACGCTCAGAAAGTGTATAGAACCAATACTCACCCGTCTTACTATTATACATCGGAGTTATCGAGAATGTTTTAAACATATTTCTAAACAAATCTATAAGTGAGAAATCACTCACTAATGTTTGCAAATCATTATTCTGTGCCAGCTTTTCAATTTTAAAGGTTACCCCCTCAACCTCTACTGTACTGTACTTGTCTGCCCTCATTGATAAGAATATTTCATCTCCTTTTTGTCCGTAAATATCGAACTGATAGCTCATATCGTCCCAAGTATGCCCATCATAGATATTCAAATCATCTTCTTTACCTCCTAATGAAGAGCTGAGTATTCCAAACCAAGCGTGCCCGTCTACAATACCGTGTACCTTTTTAATGTTTATCTTAACTCTATAATAACCATTGTTTAGAATTTTGTAAGGCAATACAGTAGGTGAATAAACTCCCTCATACAGTTGTATTCCGTACCCATTACCATTTGGTATTGGAGGAAATCCCCAAAGGTTGTGCCTTGGCGCTGTGTATATTTTAAATCTTTCATTGTTGGTTGCTGTAAAAGTATCTTCTTGCTTCTCTTCATACTTAATGTTAGAAGAGCATATATAACTATTTTTAAAAATATCATCTTCTAAGAAGTTGCCTTTAAAAATAAATCCTCCTTCTTTGGCAATCAATTTAAGTACCCTTCGTAAACTTATAGAAAGAGGAGACCTCTGTATATTCCAATATATACCATTACTACCTCCATCACTCACACTATCATCGCCATAGTCAGCAAGTAAGTACATAATATTATCTACTCTACCATTATTGTGTGAGTCTTGAATAATACTACCTGATTTGTAATTATCTCCATCTAACAAGTCTTTCAATCCCTTAATATCTCTATTCTGTAAGAATTGATATAACTTCTTGCTACTCTCTTTAAACTCAAAAATGAAGTAATTACCTCGTGAGCCTATCAAGTACCCTTGCCCTCCTTGCACTATTGGAATGCCATTAACATAGTAATCCACATTATATTGCTTATACGCCCCTTTATCTTCAATTGTAGGTACATCTGCAAATCCAAATATAGAGCGATTGCCAGATGTTATTGGCAAATATATGGTCTCAGAATACGACACCTCCCTTGTGTCAAAATCAAACATATCATTCACTTGTAATGTGTAGGTGAATGCTTTTTGTTCCAAATCTGCCTCTGCCCCGTCTATTATTAACCTTATCATATGTTTGTTGATGTTCTCATTGGTTCAAACTCTATTGTCACTGTAAATGGGTGTGTGTCTTGTGAATTCACATCAAACTTATACGAACCTTCTTGTACCATTACACGCTCCCATTCCTTGCCATACTTATCTCCTGTATATAAGTATACGTAACGGCTCTTTAACAGCCCCTGCAACTCTTCCACCTCCTCACTCATTACTACTATATCGCTGTGTAGTGTCCACGTCTTCGTTGCTGTCATTCCAAAAGGTCTAATAAGTGGGTAATCGAAATCTGTCTTGTAACCCTTTAAGAAGCTGCCTAATGACTTTGTTTTAATATCTTCCTTGTAATTGGGAGAAAATAGCCAACTGCTCACGCCACCCGCTTCGTTTTGCCAAGCTAAATACACTCCACATTCTTCATCTATTACCCTGTTAATAATATTATATGAATTATAAAGATAAGAACGAAGCTCTGATATTACCTTTGCTTTTTCTTTGTTATTTTCATCTTCTACTACAATATAATCTATTGGGGGAGGGAAGTTTTTAAAATAAGTTGTATACGTTTTAATTGGGGTTCCGTTTGCCTCAGCAAAACGTCTAAATATACGAGTACCCTTTTGCTTAGGTAATACATTCCATACTGTGAATGTAGCAGGATATAAGGTATATTCCTTCTGTACTACCAACTTATTACCCGTGTCGTCTAACAGGAATACGTTCTGCTTCTTCTGATAGTCGTAATACTCTGCCGAAGCCTCTACCTTTATTCTATGTATTTGTGCTATATCTCTTAAATCTCTTATTTTATTTTCGTCGCTCCCGTAGTCACCTTTGAATAAATCCTTAAATATGGCATCGGCATTTATATTTACACTTGCAAAGACACCATCATAAGTATAATTTACTCTCATATCTACACGTTTTTCGTAAGCATAACCAGAAAAGAGGAAAGTATTATACTTAAATGTTAAATGTACCACACATTTATATTGCATTTTCTTATTTTCTTCATCTTCAAAAGTTATCTGTAACGGAATACCGCTAAAAGCTCCTACAAAATCACCAATATTTCCTAAATCCATTATTTCATTTCGTTTATAAAGTTAATAATCTCACTTGTGAAAGTAGCCAAGTACTTATACCCTACCTTCTCTATTATCTGTTGTACCCTCTCAGGGGTTATTACAGCGTCAATAAATGGTGGCTGTTCGCCTCCTTTAAATCTCTTAGTTCCCTCTCGGGCTATCTTCTTAGCAATCGCCCACGCCAACGAGGTAGTGCTCATCTTATCCTTTATGGGTTCTAATCCTCTTGCCAATATCCAACGCTCAATGGCTTGTATAGGAGGCATTCTCCCTTTCTTGCGCCCGTGTTGCATATAGTAAGTGTAATCCATTCCCGTAATCACACCACGCAACCCGCCGGTAGTAGCCGTAGTCTTTACTTCGAGCGTGTGCTCCCATAATCCACTTGCTCGCATACCAAGTTCTTTATACTTAGCAATTAGGTCAAGTTTCAAGGCTTCCAATTCCTCTTGTAATATCTTAACAGCCTCTTCCATATTCATTATTCACTACTAATTTGGAAAGTCACCAGCACGCCATCGAAGTTGTTATCATACAAGTTAATAACCTCAACCATTCGCCAGCCCTCAATTGTGTAATCACCACAAAAGGCTTTGGCAATTTTCATCACCTCTCTTTTACAAGGCTTAATATACTGCTCATATTTACCTTCTACTTGTTCGTTTTCGCTTTGCGAATTATACACCCTATCAAAGTCTGAGTGCTTCAAAAGCATAAATCGCCCGTTATAGGTGTGCTTCGTTGGTTCGGCATAATCATCAAACGTTACACTTTCTTCTAACGGGTCGAGAAAGAAGTAATAATCCTTACCTGCTACGGTCTCCAAGTTGTGAAAATCTGAACGCCCATAATCAAAGTGCCAGCCGTTACTCGTGGCTATCTGTTGTAATATCTCTTTCATATCCTTACTTATTCATAATTATCTTGTGAAATCTATTCTGTATATTCGCTTGTGTTGCTCTATACCACAAGATATAATGCACTTCCAAGTAATTGAGCTTCTCAATGTCGTTGTATCTAAGAATATCACCTCCTGCAAGGCTATCAATCATCGGCAAATCTCCGAACTGCTCTAACTCCTTAACTCCTGCTTGTTGTAGTTTAATGTCGTGTTCAGTGGGTTCGGTGTTCCAATGCTCTTGCTCCATTCTCATTACCCTTTCTGCTTCCAAGGTGAGAAATCGCAAACAGCCATAAAATCGAAACACATTCATACGCAAAGGCTCTTCTTTATATACCATTCGCACCACGTCTAATTTATCTATGCTATTTAAACTCATCGTTTGCCTCTTGATACTGTTCACCTCGCCAAATGTTAATTCGGTAATGCTCTCTTTCACTCCGTGAGTGCGCTTCTTAAACCAACGCCTACGTGTATAGTTTGGTATTGGCTTTAATATTTTCAAAGCAGGCAAAAGCTCTTTCTGCTTTTCTTCGGACAATTGTAGAAATTCGTAAAGTGTCATCTTCTGAATATAGGTTTAAATATTCTCTTAGGTTTCAAATCAAAGTACTCACGCATTAGTAACATATCGCGATAGTCAGGACTTCGTCCTATTGCTTGCTTCACCGTGTCTTTGTTAATTACAGATAACTTTTGCCCGTCCTTGTTGTCGCTTTTGATTTGCTCCAATTCTTCTGTTATCATCTCCTTGGTGCGCTCTGATACCTCAGCACTAATGTATATACCATTACTATTAATGCGCTCGGCTAACTTGTACAAGCATTGCGTCTGCAAGCTCTTGTAATTGGTAGGCTGCCCATTCTCTTCGAATGGTGTGCTATTATTCTTAAAGCCTACAATGCCTGTATTATCTACCACTCCACCTCCTACACCGTCCTCATCAGCAATACAATTGCCCTTGGGTATATTATACTTCATTCGTAGCGTATTGATGAGTGCTTGTATCTCGGTAGTTGCCGAAGTTGCCAGTGTATATACTTCTATCAACTCCCAACCTTGCCATACGCCTATCACACACAAATCCGAGCCAAAGCGGGCAATATCGGCTGTTAGGTAAATCGTGTTATCTTGTGGCAACTGGTCATTACTGAATATCGCTAATATCTTATCATAATCACACAACGCATTCGGGTCATCGTCATATTCCCATAGCCCATTGAGTAGCCGTTGCTTCTCTGCACCCCTTAGGGTATTCTCCAAGTTCTGAATGTATTCCTTGGGTAACATCTTATTATCATACGGCAGAGCCTGAATGAACGCCCTTCTCTTGTTGAGTGTACCCTCCTTGTAGGGCGTATAAAATTCCTTATATAGGAAATTCTTGGAAGGGTTGGCGGTTATCAGTAATTTGCCTTTCAAATTGTATTCTCTATTCTTCCACCGCCCGATTGATATTTTCAAATTCGAATAACTATCATAATCGAACTCCCCACCCTCTTCTATCCACCCACGGGTAAATTGCATTGAACCTAACCGCTGGTATTGCGGGTCGCTTGGTAAATACTTACAATCTAATAACAATACTCTTGAGCCGTTATACAATTCAAAGTAATTATCCTGCCCGTTGTACTTCCACGCTTCTTGTGGTATGCCCCAGCCGTTGAGTACCTCGTGAATACTCGGTATAGTAAACCGCCTCAAATCATTCAATTGCTTGCGGGCAATGAAATACTGTGTACCTGCATACATTAGAGCGTCGGCTAATATCAATGAGCAACCTATGAACGACTTGCCACCACCTTTTGCACCTCCATATAGCACCTCGTCAATATCATCATTAGCCCACGCTCGCCCGCATTCCTTTTGCTTGTCATTCCCATTGCTGTTAAACTCAAGTACCACATTCTTCATTGCTACTTAATAATTATCCCCGTTACTTGGAAATTGTTAAAGTCTTTACCATCTTTTCCTGTGATTTCCTGTTTTTCGCACCAATTGTGCTTGTTTATTAGCACGAATTTGGTCATTGCGGCGTTCAATCGGTCTGCTGTGCCAAATTTTTGCAATTTGAGTTCCTGAATTTTGTTTGCTTTTTCTAATAGCTTCAAAAACGAAGGGAATTTTTCTTTGAGAAATGAAACAATTTGAGGGTATAAATCCTTTTCAATTATCAAAAACTCTTCATAAAATATATTCCCTTTATCATTGCCTTCACTATCCTTTTCTTTTAGCCATTCAATAAGTTCACTACCTAATTGTAGTGCTCTTTCTTCTGTCCACTTTTCAGGAGGCTGGTATTCTGATGAAAATAATTTGCCATTGACTTTTTTCTTTACTTTATTATTGTCTTTGCTATCTGTTTTCATATCATATCATTTTATTTTAAATGTTATTAATCCACTCCGTGTGGAAGTCGTAAAGACTTTTGTTTTGAGTGAATGAATATTGTTCAATTCGTGAGTTATTGGATAGGTTGCCACTACCCTCAATTACATAGTATTTTTCGTCTTGCGTTTTTACGCAAATTATCTTAGTGTGGTTGTTCTCTATTTTGATTTTGAAAGTATTGCTCTCATATTGTTTCATTAGATTGTATGCATCAGGACACAGTTTAGGAAATCCGTCATTAACTAATAGTGTTATGTTAGTGATGAGTTTATTATCTTTCAAGTTCTTTAATTCCTGAATAACTTTTTTGCCAATACGATAAAATGCGATGGTTAGGTCTGTTATTTTGTTCTTATGAAGTAATAATAAAATAAAATCAAACGAGTTAATATTCTTTCGAGTAACAATTCTGTAATCTTCATTATCGTTAGGAATGCCTGCTATTTGATTGATTTTTCTTATTGCTTGAAAAAAAACAGTTTGATTCGATAAAACAATACTACCTGCTTTAAAGTTTGAGTTTTCAGCAACAAATCTATCGGCAAGTATTGATTTTGATTTTCTATTTTGTCTTATCGGTTTAAGCATATAATTTAACAGTGTTTTTTGTATATAATTTTCTTGAATTATTGTATTTTGCTATTTCTGTGTTTGATTTTCAATAATTTGTTGAAACTCCTCAAAGGAGTAGCATACAGCGTAGGTATGTCCTAATGCAACGGCTTTCTTCTGAAAGTCCTTTTGATTGTCAGTTTGGCAATTTCCCTTTACTTTCATCTCAATATACAGGCTCTTCCCTTGTGGGAGTAACACAACTAAATCAGCCACCCCTGCTAATACCCCTTCTGCTTTAAGCCGTTGTGCTTCACGAACGTTGCGACTGCCACCATTAGGGACAGCGTATATAACGAGGTGCGGATATTGGTATCTGAACCAACGCACACAGGAGGCTTGCAGTGTACTTTCTTGAAGTTTCATAATTATTCAATTTTCGCAGTGCAAAGGTATAAAACATATTAAACAATTCCTAATATTTTTCAATATAATTATTTGGTTATCAGATACTTATTTGTATTTTAAGCTAAATAAAAATACTTGCAAAAATTCAAACGTTTGAATATCAAAACGCCCAAAAACAAAAAAGACGAGCAAATGCCCGTCTTATTGGTGAAAAATATTTTGTTATATTTATAACATTTCTATTTTTTTGAGTTTTTCGAGATAGAAATCACGAAGCCTTGTAAATTCTTCTTCACTGAATTTTGCCCCTCTTAGGTTCATTCTCTTGTGGGTGATAGTCGATACGCCCTTCTGTATCGCACTTGCTACCTTGCTATCGGATAATTCCAATTGCTGAATGATGTATATTACTTTGTCGTGTGCTGTCATAATTATTCTTGTGTTATCATATTAGCATTATACCATTTCCACGCATCATCTAAGAATTGTGTTTCGGATATTTCAGGGGCTAATTCCCCACCTGTTAATTTTACGTTATTCTGAATTATTATGAGTTTGAATTGCTCATATTCATTGAATAAATATAACTTCTGAGGCTTGCTCTTTAATTCTCTGTTAAGAACTATCTGCTGTGTGCGCTCTCTAATTACCAATATCAGAGATAAGTAGAGGGGTGAGTAGATAAAGTGAAAACCATTAGGCAAATGCTCAGGCTCTGGCTGTAATGCCAATAAAAACTTTGGCATTTTTAGTTCAAAAAGTTTGTTATTGTCCATATTATTTTGTATTTTTGCCCCTCATTTCTAAGGGTTGTTTAAATCGTTAGAATTGTTTTAATTTTACAAAGTGAAGCCCCTAACATTACATTAGGGGCTTTTTTTTGAAAATACTTAGTATAAGTATTCATAAATGCGCCCGTTTATTGCCTCTTCAAAGTCTTTCAAATCAAACTCATAATCTTCATCGTGAGTTATTCTACCATTGAGAGCCTTAACTATAATATTGGCTAATTCTTCACCAAAGTATGCTTTATTTGCCCAGCCTTTGGATTTCCACGTGCCGTAACCTGACCACTGTTTATCAACCTCTATAATGCAAGGTTCTAATGCTACGATTTGAGATGCTAAATCATCTACAATAGGCATTAATTCACTTACTGAATAATCGCCTCTTCTCTCTGCTAATTTGTTGAATAAATCTTTCATCGTTCTAAATGTTTTAAATGTTAATATTGTTTTTAAATTTTACAAGTTTACAAATTCGGTTGCACTCTCTAAGGTGAATTTTTTAGAATAAAATTCTTTTGAGTATTTTTTGTTTTTCTTTACGAAAGCGTAATAATCTTTCAAAAGTTTTTTGCTTGATTTCACAAAGTCTAACACTTCTTGACTCGCTTCTTTGTTAGCGTTAAGTTTAGCCTTGCTTGCTGCTGCTTTAGCTTCTGCTCTTCTTTCTCTTATATCTAATTCTGCTTGTAACTTAGCAACGTATTCAGCATTCTTCTGTAATTCGTAAGCAATTACCCACATTTGTTTATCGCTGAAAAAATCTTTTAAATTTTCAGAAATAATTTTGTAAGCTAATGATGATGTAGGTAAGTATGACATTAATTTACTTCTGAAAGAATTAGCAACTTGGCGATTGCCTTCTTCAATAAAATCACCTATTGAACTAATAGTTGATACACTTGGGTTGATGTAAGATACTTGGTTGTAGATGTCTTTAATTGTAACTTTCATTTTCTTTGAGTTTTTAATGTTAATAATTGTTCTTATTTTAATTTTACACGACAAAGATACGGCAATAATTTTTATTGTACAAGTTTTTTTCGTACTTTTTTACATTTATTTTGTTATATCTGTAACAAAAGCTCATAACTGCTATATAATCAGCGTTTTACATATAATATTTTTTTGAAAAAAAAGAGACAAAGAATGAAAAAAATGTCTTTGCCTCTCGTTTTTTCATTAATCATCTAAACTTGTGACTATTATTAGTGTGGACAATATAAGCCAAATTATAACTATAATCGCCCTTAGGTGACTCCCCCATTCTCTGAAATCAAATTCTGCTGAAATAAAAGCGAACATCAGATACAGTAATATGAATGTTACTATTGGTGCTATTGTGCACGCTAATGCTTTGTTATTCCTGTTCTTCATTAATAAAATCGTTTAATGTTATTACCAAATTCCTTATGTACTTCAATTAACTTCATCACCAGCCCTTCACGTGCTTTCTCATACTTTTTCGCAAAATAGCTAAACGTGTGCCCCGCCTTAATATCCAAGTGGTAGAATGCGCATTGCGTACCGATGTTAATATCCTTGAAGGTAATCTTGTACCCTTTCGCTCTGAACCAAGCGAGGGCTTGCTCATAAGTGGGTACACTAACATTTTGCCAATATTCATTTGTGCAAGATAATAATTCATCTATTCCTATAATGCAACTTTCTCTTTCAAGCGTTTCAATAGTAAGTCCATCATCTTTGCTGAATTCAAAATAGCAGTCTTCTTTGTATCCTATTTCTTTGAGTTCTTGGGCTATATCCAAAGGAACAAGCCAAGTGGGGTAATTATGTGTGTTCATTTTCTTTGTGATTTTATTTGAATTTACCAAATAATTGTAGTAGGTGTTTGTGATTGTAAACCCTCTACTTTCTTCTAATATTTCTGAGAGAGATTTTCCTTCTTTTTGTTTTTCTGTTATATCTTTTAATACAGATTCTTTGATTTTTTCTACCATTAAAGTATTTTCCATTGTCTAATCTTCTTCTTTATAGTTTAACAATTCGGGGTTTTCATATTGGTTTCCGATGACCTTCGCACGTTGCAAACACGAACGCCAAGCCTCTTCGTGAAGATTGTAATACCCATTGATGTTGCCTACATCATTGGCGTCGATACGGCAGAATGCCATACATTCTTCTCGGTACACAATAAGGCTGTAATCTCCATAATCGTGGGCAAGAATGTCGCCCTCATAGACTTCAGTGCCATTTTTATCGTGTAGTCCTGTAAATTGACTTATAGTTTCGGGGATACATTCAAAACAGCTAAAGCCGTCTAAATTTTCCTCATCAGTAGGAAATAAGTGAGTGAAATCCCAAGAAGGTATTCCATATAACCAATCTTTACTTTTAAAGATGGATAATGCTCTAAATTTGATTGTTCTCATTTGTCGATATTTTTTAATTATTTGTTAAAAGGTACATACGCAGCCGTCTTCTTCTTGGTCAAAAGGCAGGGCTAATTGATTGGGCAGGGCTGCCATACGTACTAAATCATCAATACTTAAGTGGTTGCGGAACATTGTGCTTTGATAGGTGCTTTCTTGTGTTTTACACCAGTCTATAAAGCGAGTGCCGTGTTTGATATTCTCAATTAGGTTAGCAGTGCTTTTCTTCCAACATAATTCACAATTACCAAGTTTGTTATGTATACCAAGCTTGAAAGGTTGGGCACTCCAAAAAGCATTGAGTTCTTGTTGTCCTATAGGTGCTTCAAAATCTGTTAGCAGAGGAAATATGCGCTTAGTATCGGCTTTTATCTCTGCCCAGCTGATTCGCTTAGGCATATCCTCTCTGCGGAATCCTATGGCTATTTGATAGTTACCCTTTCCAAAAATCTCATCAGCAAACTTCTTGCTGGGGAGTCTTTTAAGATTTTCGGAACAGTAGGGGGCTTTCATATTGGGTAACCCGCTGAATATACCTTTGTTTTTATGGGCTATCATCTTGGCAAAGATTTGAGCCTGCATATCCATTGTTTCAAAATCTACTACCTTATAGCCTACTCCTACGCCTTTCTCGACAGAATATACACCCTCTATGATTGTAAGAGGTATTTCCCAGTACTTCACTATGTTTTTCAGAAATTCAATGGTTTCGGGACGTTCCATACCTGTATTGCAGAAAACAAAAACTTTGTTATGGTCTGCATACTTTGTGTGGTTTTGAATATGCCGAGCCATACGAGCCGAACTGCGACCTCCTGATACGGTGATGAGTAGGTTTCTCATTTGTCAATATTTTTAGTGTTAATAATTTTTCCTAAACTTAGAACAAAGTAGGTTTTACCTTCTTCTGCGCCCCATTCGGGGCTTCCTGTGCTTGGTGTTATACTTTTCAATTCGATAGTGAATTGAGGAGCGTTGGAAGCATAGCCATTGCGAAAGCAGATGTAATGGTACTTTTTTGAGTAAAACCGCTTTGTCCAATAAGGTTTGATTTCTCGATACTCCTCTGTTTTTATTCCTGATAGTATCATATCAAACCACTTTTTCTTTAAGGTTAAATGTAAGGTGCTCATTTGTTTTGTTTTTTTAATTCTTCTCTCATTCCCATACAGTAGGAGCGGTAATTGATATTGGATTCTTTCATTAGTACATAATCGTACCATTGTAGTATCTTCCCCTTCGGCTTGTCGTGCTTCATATCGAAGTATATATCCTCAATATTGAAAAAGTAATCCGATAGGCATATAATGCCAATACCTACATCGTAATTGTCAAATTCAAATTGTAATTCTTGCTTGTTGCAGAACTCCTTAATGAGGTTACGTGCAGCGTACTCGAATAACTCCACTGCTTCTCGTTCTTTTGATAATTGTTTTTTCATTGTTCTATAATATTTAATCGTTTTGTCATCAATTCTACAATATCCACTGTTACGGCATTACCAATGAGCTTGTAGCGTTGTGTTTTGGCAATTGGTTTTATAGTGCCATTGTAATTGCCGTATTGTGTCCAATTGTCCGGAAATCCTTGCAGGCGTTCGCATTCTATTTCGGTGAGTCTCCTAATGCCTCCGAGTGAATTGTTTTCTTTGTTTTTGCCACGTGGGAGTTGGCGTATTACGGGCATACCGCTTCCATCTTCTCGTGCTCTTGCTGGGATAGTAGGTGCAATATTGCTTTTTACTTCTCTAAATCCCTTACCGTCGTTGTGAGTGCGGTAAGTACCTACTTGTATGTAAGTATCATTGCTCCCCATTTTGTGATAGCGTGACGTTATTGTTCGTGCAGGTGAAGTTTTGATACTTGGAAATTCCCCATTTTCTTTCCTTGTCTCCCGTTTAAACAGTCTATCATCCTCTGTGATAGGAAATACTCCGCACTCACTTCGTCCTGCAAGATGTCCGACAAGGTATATTCGCTCTCTATTTTGGGGTAAAACCCAGCTTGTATTAAGCAATTGCCATTCAATTCTATAACCCCCAATGTTGGCAAAGGCTTGGAGAATTGCCCAAAAGTCTGCGCCAGCGTTTGAGGAGAACGCTCCTTTAACGTTTTCCCAGATAAAAATACTTGGTCTGATGTCAACAATGAGGGCAATTGCGTACTCGATAAGGCTACTCTTTGCACCTGCGAGTCCGGCACGTTTCCCAGCAAGGCTGAAATCTTGGCAAGGCGAACCGAAAGTGATAATGTCAATTCCTGTAAAGTCTCCTCCGTGAAGAGTGGTAATATCTCCGATGTATTTTGCATTTGGAAAATTGTTTTTATAATTAGCAATTGCGTGTTTATCTATTTCGCTGAAATAATGCTCGGTAAATTGGTAGCCTGCCCGCTGAAAGCCGAGCGAAAAGCCACCAATACCGCTGAATAGGTCTATTATTTTCATTGCTTTTTATGTGTTAATAATTCTGAAAGCTCCTTGCCCTGCGTAATGAGGTAGTCGTAGAAGAATTTCAAAGTGTCTTCCTTCTTAAACCTCCTTAATTTTCCGTCAGGGTCATTGGTACTATTTTGGAAATGCTCTATCAATACCCTAATAGCGCTATATTCCTGCTTATCTTTTGCCTTATTTTGCTCTTGACGAAGTCGCTTCTCAGTTTCCACTCGCATTAATTGCTTGTCCTTCTCTGTAAGTGTAGCGAAGTAAGGTTGTAATATACCTCGCTGATAGAGTGCGTCGTATATAGGCACGGATATTATTGGCAACTTCTTTGTTTCCTTATATTCCTCAAAATGATTGATAAGCCAACTAAGCGATGAGGCTTCTGTTTCTTCCTCTGTCATCGTATTTTGTTTCTCGGGTAATTGTGAAATGTTAATGTTATGTACTCGCTGGGTGTCTTGCAACCACTGGCGATATCTTCCCAAAACCTTGCAGACGTAGGACACATCAAAAAACTGATAGTGGTCGGTTACGTCACCAAATTCCCCGCTTCTGTCCATCTGAAAGGCTTTGTATATCTCCTGAAACGAAAGCCCAGAAAAACGGCTAAAAACAGCGTTCCAAATTTCCTGCTTTTGTAAAGGGTCGATTTCTCCTTTAAGCCCCACAAGAGTAGCAATGCGAGTAAATACCATTCCGAATGTTGGGGCAATTACTTCACGGTCAAGGTCTCTAAGGCGTGGGTATTCGTGCCCTCTCTTAGCTATTGCCAAAGGTGTGAGCTCCCCAGCCTTGCATATTATTTCTAATGTTATCGGCTGTTTGACGACCGGCATAATACTGCTGTTTTCCGGGCTCAGCATTTGTAATGATTTTTCCATTTTCTTCTAATATAATTTGATTGTTGTTGGTTTGTTGAGGTATTTGGTCTGCTTGTAGCCAACTCGCCTCAAAACCTCTCCATTGCTTCTGCACTACCCTTTCAAGGATAGCATTCTTGTCTTGCCCTGTTTTTTGCACTTGCTCAACGAAAGTATTAAATGCACGCTCGCTGTTTATGGCTTTCTTCGCCTTGCGTATTTTTAGCCACTCATCTACAAGTTCGGAGGCAAAACCTTCCGCAAGCATTGCCTTTTTGAAATTGAAAGGAGGGGGGGCGGGCGCAACTTGGGGGGAGGTTTCTTTTTCAGCGTTTAAAGCCTCTTCTTTTTTTTCTTTCTCTCCAAAATTGACACACACGCTTTTTTGTTTCTTTTTTTCTAAAAAAGAAATATCATTAACATTATCATTTACATTTACATTAACATTAAGGGGGCTTTTGCTTTTTTTGCTTTTTTCAAAAACCAATTGGTTTTTTTGCTTTTCTTTGCTTTCTTCTAAGTCTTTGTTTTTCAGCGGTCTACCTCCTTTTACTCCTGCCTCTTTTCTCTTTTCTTTAATTGATATATACTTTTGTGTATCCCTATCAATTGTTTGCTTTACAAATCCGAATGCTACTTTTGCAAGTGGTTTTAGTTCAATCAAGTTACCGTATATGGCATATTCCGCAATAGCCTGATAAACTTCCAACTGAACCTCACTTGGCAAATCCCGAATAACATTCAACCAATCCTTGTAAAACACAAATGTATCTCGTTCCATAGTGTAGGTATTTTATTCTTAAAAACACCCCCTCACCCTCGACAAGCAAGGAGGTGAAAAATGAATGAGTTCAAATAGGGTTGTTAATTATTGTTTTAGTAATTCGGGGGTGTCGTGAATGTTCCCGATTACTTCTATTTCATCTTTAAATCCGTCCCACCAATTAGGATTAATTGGTCTGTGAGGTTTATCAGGAGTTATGTTTAATACGTTTTTAGATAGCAAACAAAATCCACCATAAACTTCACTATATACTACCAATAAAGGGTTGTATTCTATACCTTCATTTGTTTTCACTTTTAAAATGTCATTCTCATAGATTTCTTTTCCGTTTTTGTCATATAGTCCTGTGAATTGTCCAATGGTTTTATCATCAACTTCATAATCAATGAGGTTTGTTTTTCTTATTTTATTTTCTTCACTTAAGAATCCATAAACCCATTTGTCTTGAACTAAGCAGTTCGTAAATCCTCTAAATTTGATTGTTCTCATTACTTTTTGATTTTAATTTAGCCCCCGCTTACGGCTCGAACGTAAGAGCTTTCCAATCGGGGTGCACGATGGCTACATTACAATTCTTTTATATTGTTTTAAGGAACTTATTTACGAAATACACCTGACCCTTCCCTGTTACCTTGGGCGTAATTGTGGTGTGCATTACGCCACCATTACCTGAGCGTGTACCTTTCTTTAACTCGAATAGCCCTTGCTCAATGTATTGTTGGTTAGGAATGTTGTAGTACTCGCCTCTTGTGCCTAAGTAGTGATTTTCTCTTAACCACTTGAAAAGTCTCTTTTCGCCTATCTCATAGCCTTTTTGAGTGATGAGTTTTGCCAATTCACCAATAAGGCAGGACGATTGAGAGCCTATTACCGTATCGGCAAATAACACTTTGGGGGCTTGTGCTTGCAGTTGCTTTTGTTGGGCTTCTATCTTCTCGGCTTGTTCAGCAGCTAATCGCAATGCTTCTGAAAATGATTGAGGAATTTGTTGGTGCGCTTGTTCTTTTGCTCTTAACTGCTTTTCGCACTCAATAAAATATTGGCGTGCCGTTTTGCCCTTTTCTGAGCGTTGCAACATTGCAATCTCTTTGGCGCAATCAAGGGTAATGGCGTAGTCCTTTACGGTTGTACCACCTATGCTGTTAGGGTGATTAACAAAAAAGTTAGTCGCCTCAAAATCAATGTTTTCAGCAAAACCATATTCAAACATTCTATCAATCCACATAGTGAAAGGAGTTTGAACTTCTAAAAACTTGTGTAATTCCCTTGCAGATACAGCACGTTTGCCATTTTGTTCAGTGATTTTAATCAACTCTTGCATTGGTTGATAATCTGTATTTGTTATTTCGTACATAGTTAAATAATTTTAGATGTTAGTAATTCCTTTGCTTATTTATATTTTCACTTTGATATTCAATGCTTTACAACAATTCTTTACTCTTATCTATATACTCCTTACAAAACTGATGGTCTATTACCGCCTCTACATTAAGCGTTTTTGCCGATAGCAAGGTCATTGTATAAGGAGGTAATTCTTTATCCTCATCAGCCACACGCATATAAGTTTCATAAAACGCCTCGCTTAGTGCTTTTGCTTCTTCGGCATTAGGTGCTTTCACTAAAAAGCGCATTGGGTAAGATTCTTTATTTACCATTATTTCTACCTCTATCTGATAGAACTTATTTTGCTCCTCATCGCTGTTTTTCTTCGTCAACGATACGAGGGTAAAATACTGTTGCTCTTTAAGTGATTTTATTTCAAACGTTCCTTTATAATGTTGCTCCACGTAGTCGGTGATGATTTGCTGTGCTACGGTAGCACTATTGGCATACAGATAAAATGTGCGCTTTTTGTCATTGTCATCTACCACAGCTGTCCAAATGGTAGCACTACCTCCTACTAATCGTGCTGAGCGTTGTAGGTTGCTAACTGATACTTCCTTTAATTCGCCACTATCCATAAAGAATTTGATAGTTTGCAGGTTGTCATCAGTCAGTTCTTCACCTTGATAAAGGATAATCTCCCTGCGTTCAATAGGGACAAATTCGCCTGTATCCTCATCAATAAATTTTTCTTCCCAACGACGATAAAGATTTTCAGTTAGGTATTTGCCTTTTAAAGCGTTAAGGTCTGAGGTTGTGAGTATCACCTCATTAAATCGGCTTACTGTTTCTTTTTTCATTTTAATAATATTTTCCTTGTAAATTATTCACTTGCTTTTCTATCTCATTCAGATACGCCAAATCATCAGGTGTTGGTAGGTATATACCCGCTTCCTTGCTGGCATAATCTCTGAAATTATCAATAGCGGTTGTCATCTCCTTCGTGTCTAAACTCGCTGTACTTCGCCACGCTTCTCTTATCTCACCTGTTTTACGGTTCACATACTCGGTACGGAATATCTGAGGGTTAACAATCTTCTTAAACATCTCTTGCTTCACGTATTCGGGAGTCTCGCCGTATTCTAATGCGAACCACGCAAATAGGATGTGAATGTAATTATTCTGTGAGTAGGTGCGTTTAGGCTTCTTTTCAGTGATTTCAAAGGTCTTTTTCTTTTCGATAAGAAACGCTAAACGCTCCTTTGCTCTTTGTATATCAAACTCGTTGCTTGCGTTGAAAATCATACTTTATTATCTTTGAAAGCAAGGCAGGAATCGAACCTGCTACTATCCCGATTGATACTTGCTTTTTTGTTGTGTTAATTACCTAATATTAACAGTATTCAACATTCAGTTTCTTTGATTTTTCATACACAACCTCACCATTTTCAGTTACTTTACTAACGTGAAATGCGTGTCCTTGTACACTGTCAGGTTCTTCATCTTCAAGATATTCAAATGGACTTTCTTCAAAAATATCCATTGCTTCTTCATAGCTTTCTGCTTCTACAATAGCCGTGTACTCACTTTCTTCCACGTGGCTAAAATTAATTACATACTTGTTCATTTTTTATTTATTTTAAATTGTTTTCTAAAAAGGCATTCCGTCATCTTCTTGTGCCGGTGCTTGCCCCATATTGTTAAAAATTTGCCCCTGCTGGTATTGCGGTTGCCCTTGTGGCGGGTGCGCTTGCGCTTGTTGAGGTGGGGCATATTGAGGTTGTTGTGGATAACCTTGCGGAGGTTGCTGGTACTGTTGCTGTTGTTGCGCTACATTCGTGGTTTGAACGAGTTCTATTTTCCAACCTACAACCGTATTGAAGTACTTAATATCTCCTTGCTGACTTATCCATTCACGACCTTGCAGGTTAAAATGTATCTTAACTATTTGACCTATACGCAAGTTGTCTAACAATGCACAATTGCCTTGTGCAAATTGAATGATAATATCTTGTGGATATTGCCCATCGGTGGTGATAACCAAATCTCGCTTTTGAAAGCCATTTTGTCCTACTGTTTCAGTAGCAAATATTACTTTAATTTGTCCTTGTATTTCCATAGTTATAATAAAGGTTTTGCGATTTCTAATAGTTCTCTTTGTTCTTCAAGGAATTTGTCTCTGATTTCTCCTGATTTAAAGGCTAAAACTCTCGAGCTATAAGCGTGGTCTCTACCACAAACTACTTTCCCCTCCAACTCTATACACTGTTTAAAACCACTATTATTCCAATCAGGTTGCCAACCCTCGTTGTAGTAGTCTCTGAGAAATAGAAGTCTCCTTAATGCTTCAGAAGCGTCTGCTAATTCTTTCGAGGGATAACCTTTGAATCCTTCCTCATCGTCTTTAATTTTAGGCTCATAAAATCTTTCAGTTTCTATCCACACTTCTTTAAAAGTTGGTACAGGTGCTTTTTGTTCAAAGCCTTGCAAATTTACCTTATAAGGTTTAGTGGAAAGAGTTTTAACTCCACACATCCCACTATTTCCATCACTTGTGTAAAGCATAGTTTCTGAACCAAACTCTACTTCAATAGGGTATGGGTGAACATAATTTTCATCAAAATCATCTTCATCAAAAAATTTTTCAGGTTTATAATTTATTGTCAAAACAATACCTTCTTTATCAGGGAATATTAATTGGTCATAGACCTTCATCCCTTTTTTAAACACTGTTTTCATTTTATTAAAAAAGCCGTTACTAAAACGCTTAGGTGCGAAAACCTCACGACTGCTGTGCTCATTCGTGTTTATAAAAACTTCTACTTTTATGCAGTTCTAATACTTCGCTGCTTTCCTTTCTGTTTGCCTCAATAAATGCCCTTGCTTGCTGTATGCTAAGATGTGTATTGATATTGCCGTAAGCGTGCGTATATTCGCCCTTTGCGTGTGCTTCTTCAATTGCCTGCTGTATGTACTCCTCGCAGTAATTATGCTCAATAGCGTACAAATCATAACCTTTGGCGGTGATACCCTCTAAGTGTACCGTATCAGTAGCGTGGAATATCTTTTGCCCGTTGTTAAGTAATATTCGCCACCCTACATTCGGTACATCGTGATACAGCTTCACGGGCGATACTTTAAATGACCCGTAATCGTACAATTTACCTACTTGCAGTACATCAATATTCTTTAACCCCTCCAACCTCTCTAAGAGAAAGTCAGCACAAGCAATACGTAAGGTAGGTCGCTCGGCTTGTAATCGTTGTAAGGTTCGCAATTTCAAATGGTCGCCGTGCTGGTGTGTGAGAAGCACAATTTTCAAAGAACGTTTTACATCGTTTAAGGCTTTGAGTGTAACGCCGCAATCTACCATTATTGCGTTGTCGTAAATCACAGCGTTACCCTCGCTACCTGAACTAATTACTCTTGCTTGTATCATACATCTTTAAAGTCTACCTTATTATGCTCCTCACTTGGCACTGGTTGTACAGGTTGCGCATTCTCAGTAGGTTCATTTTGCTCGATAACCTTTGCGTCTTGGATATATCGCCCTTGTGGGTTATCAATATAGTTGCCCTCATTGTCTGCTTGGTCTTTTTCTATCGCTTTTTGCATTTCCACAGAAAGCACTCCGTAACGTTTTAAAAGAAGTTTGAGCACGGTCTTTTTTGCCATAATATCAAACTCGTCTTTCCAAAGTCCACGATTTGTTTTTGCATAAATCTTAGAGTACTTGCGGGCGTGTGCTTGCAGTTCTTCAATGGTCATAAAAAGCGATTGCTGAAAGCCGTTGAGTAACTCAATGTAGGCAAGATAACCGATAACCGCACCGCTTGAATTTTCGCCTAAGAAGTCAATATGCCCCGTTACCTTGTTTCGTATGATTTCTCCCTCGCGAATTTCACAAGTGTTAATCGTTTTGAATTGACCACTGCGTATAGCTAACTGAACAAAACCTAAATAGCCAATCTGAAATTGAGGAATAGTACGATTGGTTTTGCCGTCAAAATAAGGTATTACATACGCATACCCTAAGTTTTTATTCAGAGGCAAATTCAGCGCTGTGGCGTTCATTGCACATTTCATAAGGTCGGCAGGTTCGCATTGTGATAGTTCTTTGTTACTATCTGAAAGGGCTAATAAGTTAGATACAAATTCGCTCTTTTTTGCGCCTAAATTTTGCTCTAAGAATTTATCGGACTTGTTAAGGAAGTTTGCTAATGATTGTCGTTGTAATGTTTGATTTTCCATTGTGTTATAATATTTGAATGTTGTTACTAATGATATACTGTTTTAAGGCTTGTAATTGCTCTCTTGTGCCTTGTACTGTGAAAGTGGTTTGTACCAATTCGGGTGCTGGTTGTTCTTGTGTAGCCTCTTGTGCTGGTTGCACTTGTGCTGGTGCTTGCAAAGGAGCTTGTTCTTGTGCTCTTACTTCGGCTTCTAATCTCGCCTGCTCGGCTGTTGCTCGTTGAGCCTCGATACGTTGTAATTCAGCCTCACGTTGTTGTTTGCGATATTGTGCATTCTGTATCGCTCTTGTAACATCAAGCGTTTGTTTATACTCGGTTAACACTTCAGCTTTAAACTCGTCAGGTTCATTTAGACTTTCAATGAGTTGTAGGCTCTTTGATACCTCGCTTACAAAATTCGCAACTTGTTCTTTAAGGCTTTTGTCGCTGGCACTAAGTGTGATATTCAGTGGCAAGCGTTCGAATATGAGGAAGTCAATGCCTTGCAATTGACAAAGCTCAGCGAAGTAGTCTTTGATGCGTGTAATTTTGTCACTTATCAATCGATTTTGCACCTCATCTATTTTCGCTTTCAGCGTACTATCTGCCTTCTCGTAATGTACTTTGATATGCTCTTTGTACGCCTTCTCGAAGGCTTCATAAGGAGCATTTACCTGCTCTTTGATAAACTTACGTTGTGTCTCGAATACATCAAGTTCTTTGCGCAACATCGCACGAGTTTCTTTCGCACTTTTCCAAGTATCCTCAGTTACTAACTGATTATCGAGGTTCAATTCAGCGATTTTCGCCTCAATCTGTTGCCCTACCGCCTTGATACGCTCGTATATGATGATAGGAGGCTGTTGTAATGTTATTAATTGTTCTTCTTTCATTTGGTTTATGTATTTTAGGTTATTACTTTTTGCTTAACTTTTTGTACAACCAGCCCAATAGTTGAAGATAGTTTGTTTCGTACTCTTCTTTACTATCGTATTCGTGCCCATCGACGCTCGTGGTGTAATATACGATTATGCCAGTTAATGTTTTTTCTACATTGTCGATTTGTAGAATGCTTTCAAATTCTTGAAACCCTCTATTGTTGTAAAGAAATTCAATAAGAAATTCTTCGGCTAAATAAAAATCAATATTGTTCATTTTCTTTATTTTTTTTGGTTATTACTTTTCTACGTGTATGAATTAATTGGAGATTTTTCTAATCAGTTTGTTTATCTCATTACGCTTTGAGCGAAACTCGTGCATAAATTCACTATTGCTAATCTCTTGCACTTCATACTTGCTATTTTCATTTTGTTGATAGATATTAGCAGATATGTAACTTCTCATATTAATAGAAGTATAACCTACCTCTATGGCTGACAATAGTGTAAGATTTTCAGTAATGACTCTCTTTTCGTAAATTCTTATGCACCAACTAATATTCTCATACTTCACTCGGTAGCATTTACCTACTTCTAATATTGTTACTTGTTTTTTCATTGCTGTAAGATTTTAAACTGTTAAGAAACCATAACCGTTGTAATCGGCAAGCTCAGGCATTCGCTCTTCTTCTGCTATCTCCTCTCTATATCGCCTTTCTGCTAACATCTCTTGCACTTGCCCTTCAATGTCTAATAGGTCTTCAATCTCTGCCCATTGTTCATCTGTAAACTCAATAGGTAACCACTCACCATTTACATTTCTACCACTCTCGCTGTAAGTACCTCTTGCGTCAGCATACAGCAAGAATTGATAGCAATTGTCCTTGTAAATTAGTCCCCATTGCTCCTCATTCCCATCAGGGTCTGATTGCAACTGCTCAATAATCTTATTGAATATCTCGTCTCGCACCCTCGCAGTATCTGGGTGTAGTTCTTGTCCGAGTGCTTCATTAAACACCTCTCTTTCAAAAGGCACGCACTCTTCATAGCGCTTGCCATTCATTGTTACATAGCCACCAATTAGAAGAATTTGGCTATTTTGTTTGCTCATCTCATTCATTTGTTGTAATTTTGCCATCGTAAAAAATTTTTAGAATTATTAAATTAATATTTAGTTAAGGCGACGCTGTGAAGTGTCGCTTTATTTGTTTCTCTTCATCTTTCTAAGTATTTTGTTAGGTTCTTTCTCTTTGAGGTCTTCCAACTGTTTTACGCTTATGAGCGACTGCCCGCCCGCAAGGTTCTCGTTCTTCAATACCCCACTTGTTAGCCACGTACGTACAATATAATCCGATACCCCTAAGTACTCCGCTACCTCAGGAACACGCAGCAATCTCTTAGCACGTTTACGGTCTTCATAATGTTCATACGCAATTACGTATTGGTCTACATATGAAGGCACTACTCCTTTCTTTTCCCACAATTCAGATAGTTCTCTAACACTGAGTTCATCAATCTGAATACTTATTCTCTCTACTCTACTTAACATATCTTATTCTTCGTTTTTAGTAAATGCTTCTTCTTCTGTCATTTCGAGCACCTCAATTACCTTATCTCTTATTGCTTCTGAACGGTGATATAAAGGTGTATCATTCATTGAACGCCACTTTACCAATGTCCAATAGCTCACATTTAACTTATCCTCCAATGCTCTTGCAATTGTTTTGTTGAGCATTTTTTTTCTCGCTTCTTTTGTTAGTTTCATTTTATTTTGTACTTTTGCCAAGTAAAAAACGCTAAACGCTTTTACTTTCATTTTCACAGGGCAAAGATACAACATTTTAGTAGTAACTTCCAAATATTTTTACAACTTTTTTGTGGTAAAAACGAATATTTTTTATAAGTAATTGATTATCAATTATTATTTTTTATGGAATATGAGTACGGAAATGGTTTTAAGTATATCAGTGGGTATATTAACGTTGCTAACTACATTTTTAGTGTGTTGGCAATTCTATAATACCTACCAGCTTGATAAATACAGAAGAACGTTAGATTGCAAATTAAAGCAGGTAATGCAGGACAACAAAAGCCTTTCTTATGCAATGTTTAGCCTAACAACCTCCTATATTGCAATCTATAACAACAGAGATTTAAACGAATGTATCGCCTACCATTTCAGTGCCATTGAAGAAGTAAATAATATAACAAATAAAGAAATAAGAGATGAAATAACAGAAACTGTATCATCTCTTATAAGTGAAATCACCAATCGTTCTAAAACACTGCAAATTACTACTAAACAAAAAGATGATTTTCTAAAAATTGCAGAAAAATCATCAAATAAAAAAGAATTGCAGAGAATTATAAACAACATCAAAATAACGTCTTAATAATAATGATATTAAGACCAACAACAGCTGTAGCGATGCCTATACACGCTATACATAACATCAAACGAATACCTTTATCAATAAAGTCATCGAGTTTATCATTGTCATTTAAATAACTACTCATAGTGTTTAATCTTTAAATTTTTGCAAAGATATGAATAATAACTCAGATATACAACAAAAGAGTAGTAAATCAGAAGTCGCTAATCGGCTCAGTGAAGTATATTCATATGTTAAAAAAAATACTGAGTTCGTTAATCAAACTCTGTTTGCTAAAAAAATAGGAGAACAACGTAGTAATTTCTCATCTGCCTTAAATGGTAATGAAAAATACCTAACAGAAGGATTAATTAATAAAGTAATTGCTGCTTTCCCACAATTCAACAAAGATTGGCTTTGGAAGGGCGAAGGCTCTATGTTTGCTAATGCCGACCTTCCACCTATTAACGCCCGCTTTATCGAAGTTTACGAATACTTGCAACATACTCGCCCTGATTTTACCCCTGAAAAAATAGGGCTTTCTCAGGACGAAATCAACAATATACGCATAGGCAAAGCAAAAGTGCCTTTTATAAAAATTGTAAATCTAAAAACTTCATACCCCGAAATAAATACTGACTATATAACCTCTAATTATGGCGAAATACTAATCCCTGTTATAGATTACAGCAAAATAACCGACCGCCTTCCACAAGGTGAATTAAAAGAAAAGGAATATCCCGAGAAATTAGCCGTTAAATTAGTAACTACCAAAGCACAAGCGGGTTGGACGGAAGGATATTACAATGATGAATACTTAGAAGATATGCCTACAATACTCATTGACTCAGAGGAAAAACATCACGGCAACTACTTAGCATTCGAAGTTGCAGGCGATAGTATGGAGCCCGATTACATCGAGGGCGATGTCGTTATCTGCCGTGAAGTACAACGCCACTTGTGGCAATATAAATTACATATAAAAGATTGGGACTTCGTCATTGCACACGCTACCAACGGCATAATGCTTAAAGAAATCATCAAACACGATGTGAAGAACGGTGTTATATACTGCCACTCGCTAAATCCAAAATACGAAGATTTTAAAATTAGTCTTCACGAAGTACGATTTTTGTACAACGTCATAGAGGTACGGCAAAAAGGACGTAGCAAACGCTCCAACCGTGCGAAAGATTTTCTGTAAAAACAAATAACAATATCATATTATGAACTTAACAAATTGTCCCGCTTGTCAAAAGCAAATCAGTAATTCAGCAGAAACGTGTCCTCATTGTGGACATCCTATCAAAAAAATAAGAGAGCAACAAAACTCTCTTGTAACAATGATTGTTATTATTGTTGTATGTTTAATAGCGTTCCTTGTTATCAAATTGCAAGGTTTATTCAAATGAGTATTAATTTTTAAAACATAATATACCAATGAAAAAAATATTATTTTCAGCACTCACAACTATTTCAGTAGCATTCACAAGTGCACAAGAATTTGAAGTTACCCCTGATGGACTTAAAGAAAAAACATCAGGAAAAGACTTTGCAGTTATCGAAGTACAGGGTAAAACCGCCAGCGAATTGTATAATAACGCTGTTAAGTACATTAATGTAAGTTACAAAAATCCAAAAGAAGTAATAAAAGGTGATGTTAAAGATGACTTTATAAAGTGGGAAACTTTTGTGCCTAATATTGGTACAATTAAAAACAGTTTTGTAACTGTACCCGCAGACGCCCTTATTACTGTGCAACTTTCTTTTAAAGACGGAAAAGCAAAATATGAAGTTGTTAATCAGAATATATATAATAGTCAAAACAAAGGAGAATTAGGCAAAGTAACCTTTAAAGGTAGTAAGTGGTCAGGGTTCCCTATATATGATGAAAAAAATAACAATCTACGACAAGAACAACTTAAAAAAGATATAGAAAACTACTACAATTCACAAATTGCAAAAATTAAAGAATACTTAAACGGCACGTCGCAATCTAAAAATGATGATTGGTAAAACAAAAAAGAGCCTCGCACTTACACGGGGCTCTTTTTTAACAACTAAAAATAATTATTTATGAAAACACTTCCATATTCTCCAACATATTACACCCGCCAGCAGTACCAACAATAGCCATACCCACCAGCTAACAATTCCTTTCACATCTTTTGTTTTATGAGAAAAAGCCGTTGTGCTTTCTGTATTACGTAATTCATTATTAGTTGTGCTTATAGTATTTGTAAGGGTAGTGTTCGCCACTATTTGGCTATTGGATAGGTTGCTTTTAGTAGTAATCTTCACCTTTCCACCTCTTACCCTTATAGTTTCATTATCTCCGTCACGAATTCGAGTATATGTAAGCTCCTTACTGTTGCCTATACTATCCTTATCGCTCTCTACTGTTACCTCGTACTCTTGTGAGGCGTGCGTATTGAGTTGCAAGGTTTGTTCGTTTTTCTGAAAAAGAGCCGTACTATCCTTGTACTTTATAATACGCTCTTTTTGTACCTGCTTTTGCTCGGTAGTGGCTACCTTACGGGTACTGCAACCTAATAGACCAAGCAATGCCAGCACCAATCCGATAACTCCGAAAGTTCTTCGTATTCCTATGTAATTATACTTTCTCATAACCTTCAACCGTTTTAATCACTTTCTTCAAACTATCAGCATAGTTGGTAGCGGTTGCATAGCCCGCTTTTGCCACTTCTTCGGCAAACTTGTACGGGTCGGATTTTACAAGCAACGCCTTAGCATATCGCTTGTTTCTGAAGAATAATTCTGCGTGGTCTGTAAAGCATTCTTCTGGCGTGTCGTACTTTCTGAACCAGTCTAACACGACATAAGTATATTTGAAGTCTGCTCGCTTCTTAATGCTGAATATCTTAGGAAATACAGCATTTGCACTCGATAACACTTCATTAGTACGTAACAATTGCTTTTTCTCATTCGGCGTGCTGCTAACAAGGTTTTTAGGTACTTTTATACCAAAAAAGTTATTACCAACGCCACGCTCTCCCCAACCGCTCTCTAACGCCGCTTGCGCCAAAATGAAGAGGTGCGATATACCCGTTTTGCGCTCCGTCTCAAGGGCAAAAGGTTTGTACTGCTTTATAAATTCTTTTGGTGTCATTGTTGTTCGTCTTCTGTTTTTTCGTTATTGTTTAATTCTTCTGTTTTAGCACCATTGCTAATCTCATCGAAGAAGTCTTTTAATTTCCCACTCCTCTCGTAGTTATAAAGCGCTTTCATTATCCACTGTGGCGGGTACTTTCCGCCTGTAAGGACAAAAATATTCTTCACTATCTTGCTCACTGGGTACATCAGCGTCATAAATTGTACCGCACTTTGGAATATTTTGCCCGTTTCAGTTTCATTTATCGGTATACTTAATATAGAGAGCGATATATATACTGCTGCTATCACCAGCATAATAGTAGTGTTGCCTACAAGGAAGTTATGAATGTTAAATGTACCTGCTTTGGCGTGGTAAATAGCCCCTACTACCATATTGAGTAGAAGCACAAAACTAATTCCTACAAAAAAGAGTTCGTTTTGTTCTCGCCAAACTGAAAAGTACGAATATAACAACAACAACGGCACACTCTTGAAGAAAGCAACAAAGAAATAGTACACCCTATCTCTTAGATGTATCTTATCATCAAAGTAGAAGAGCAAAACCAAAGGTGTAGCCCATATTGCTATCTTTATTTTGGCTTTGAGTAGCCACTTCATAAACTTATCCATTAGCCTCCTTGTTTATCCATTTCACAATAGGATAAGGCATAATACTTGCTACTATATCCCACCAGTCAATAAATGTGCGCTTTACTTTCTTGTCGAATAGCTCTTTGGAAAGCCCTATACTCAGCACCCAAAAAAAAGCAAATGCTAATGCCTCCCACCACTTCATAAAAAAGACAAATACTAAGAAGGATACCACTAATATAATGTTCCCAAAAAAAGAGTGTAGTAGTTTGTCCTTACCTGTTAATTTTGTTCTAAATATATTCATAATTATTTGTTTTTAATCTTCATCATCAGCAGGGCACCAATCCGTAGGGGTGTCACCATATTCAATTTTAAAAGAAGACACCAACACTTCATCAATATGTTTCCCAGTGGTACATTCAAACTCAACAAAACCATTTCTGCCTATATTATTTGTAACTATACCATTACTACCATATATTGTATATCTGTGCCATTCACCATCGGAAATTAAATTTACCCCATCTGGAAAAGTGACAGAACTGACACCTACAATGTAGTGAAAACGAATATTTTCTTTTGTGGTTTTAGCCCAAAATGAAATAATCGTAGGTCTACTTTCAAACGTCGTTCTACATTGAAACCCTTGCCAGTTATAGATAAGTTTAATAACCTTATTACCTCTGAAAGTTTCAGATACAATCCCAGCGTTTCCTGCGTAATTTGGTTGCAAATAATACGGTTCTTCTTTCAATTCAAAGTCTTTCGTTCCTTTTAATAAGTTATATCTTACCAAAGCCTTATTTTCAAACTTCTTGCTCATAGTAAGATAATCACCCTCTCCCCACAACGCTACCATTTGTAACTCCTTTACGTCGCTCGGTGTGGCAAAAGTTAGCCCTATCACATTGCCTGCATAGTCTCTTTGTACAGAATTCACTACCAAACCAGCCTCATAGCCCAGTACTTCGAATGTGTTGCTGGCTGTCTCCACAATAAGTACATAAGTGCCTTTTGTTAGCGCATTCATTGTGGCAATATTACCACTATCCACCTTGTCTATCTTTATCGATAACTCGTGCGTGAATCCTCCGCCAAACTTCTGCGAGCCACTTACTTTAAAAGCGTTGTTCAATTCAAACAAATACCCTCGCTTGCTGGGTAACAGTTGCAAGTGAGTAATTACTGTCTTGTCAGTATTTAATGTTGTATACCTCCTGTCGATATCCTTGTAAGGTATTACCAGTACTCTGTGTTTTAGTCCCTTTTTTGGTTTATAATCACAATCAAGGGTTATATCCTTTATGTTATCTATACACCTCATATCAATTTCATTCTCATTCTTGGTTTATTAATTCGATTGCTATCACCACAACCACTATTACATCTATATTCTGGGAATAGTGTGGCATTTCTTTCAAGGTACGAAACACAATCTTGCCATAGCAAGTCCGCTTGTTGCTTGTACATTGTACGCACATCTCTCCGCTCCGCTTGGCTCACTGTATCACCATCTTGATTTTCTTTCACTTTCAATCCCATAGCGGTATCAATATAGTGCCCAGTGAAGACATATCGAGCGTATGTGAAGTATGCTAATACGGCTTTGAGACCTGCAAATTCGTACTTTTTGCCCTCAAAGGTATAAGTGTCACCATTAAGCAATAAAGAGTAATCCCTCACGGGCGTTTCGCTCGTCAAATCTTGGTAAAATGCCTCACATACAAGTTCTTTCAAGTCAAACATCTGCGCTTCTCTTATAAATCGGTTGAACTCTTCCTCTTTTCGAAATAGAGAAACGCTTAAATACTTGCTACATTCTTGCTTATTAACTAATAACTTCATACTAATTTGCTAATTTCAAAAAGTCCGTTTTCTGATATATTCCTTGCGAAACCGTCGAAAAGCTCCTCGAACATCTCTTGTACATCTTGGCGTTCTTCTTGCATTTGCTCCTGCATAAAGATACGTGCCTCCTTCAAACTTTCTCCCGATGTATTACCTAATTTCCCTTCAACGTAATCAATCAACACAGGAGGTACATTGCCATACGATTTGCGAATGTTATTAGCAGTCTTCTCGTCAGCGTACTTAAAGGTATCGTCCTTGATATTACTCTCGATAGCCTTTATCAGTACATTATCCTCCAACTTATCGCCCTGCATTTCCGTTTCAAAGTGAAAAACGCTCTGCTCTGCTTCAACGCCTATGCTCTTTCTTAGTTCATTCCTGAAATCCTCTCGTTTTTCCTCGCTTTCCATTGTTGGAGTAACAATGGCATACGTTCCAAAGAATCCTTTTTTAAACCCGTTGCGGGTAAATACACTCGACAGCCATTCACTTTCGCAATCACGTATTACTACATCAGCCCACGCCAGCGGGTAGGTGTCATTTCTGTCAAGGTTTAAGAAGAATACTTGCCCCTTGTAATTATCCCAACCTCCTGCCTTTGTTACCTGCGCTTCTATCACCTTAGGACGGGGGTCGTATCGGTCAATTGCGACTAAATTCTTATCCCTATCCTTATAGTCCGTCAATTTATCCCAATCGTTATATACCAGCACCTTGCCTCGATAGTCCTCGCTGTCTTTTGCCCCTAATCGGCAATTCCTGTACGGCAATACCTGCACGCTTATCTTCTCGTAGAATCCGTTGTAATTTACGTGCACAAATACGCCCTTATGTATTGCAATGCTTCTCGCAACCTTTTTCAGCAAGTCGTTAGGGGTTTCCCTTTTATCATTAATAAACAACTCATCTTTTCTAAATCGAACCCCTTGCGACCTTGCCTGCTCTCTTCTTTCAATCTCCAATGCAAAACCACGCCCATATATGAAATCAGCAATCACGCCCGAACAAGCACGAGCGGTTGGCGAACCTGCCACCAACTGCTCAATAATTGTTGGGTAGTCGTTATTCTGACCATTAGCCAAATACGGGAAGCCTTTATACTTCTCGCTATTTGTCTTTCTTTGCTCTTTCGCTAATTCTATTGCCGTTACCTTTGCCATTGTTAATTATCAATTGCTAATTGTTACTTAATAAGCTCTTCCCAATTCTCAGGATACACTTCAAAGTTCGCAATTCTATTCTTATTAATTTTGAGATATCGCACCGCAATTTCATCTGTGATGGTGTCGTTGTTAAACAACTCACTACTACCGAAGTCCATTGCCAGCGACCCAATGCCTTCACGCAGTTTGAATACGCATTTGTCATTCGCTAATTTGCTAACTTGTTCATTAGCTAATTCTTCTTGTGTGTTTTGAACCTTTTTTGCCATAATAATATTATTTTTAATTCTTAACTTTTCTTTGCCCTCATTAATGAGTCTATTCCAATACCCCTGTAACTTACTACCACAAGTCGTACAAGGGTCGTTGTCGTCAAACAGGTAAGCATAAAAGGCGATGAACGTATCTTTGTCCTCGCTCACCGCCTTTTCATACCCCCCAATGAGCAACTTATTCAATTTCTCATCTGTAAAAACCATTTCACCAATTTATTTTGCCACTATGCAGCAAGTTTCTTATCAAACTTCTTCTTAGTGGTTGCGTAGTCGGTTTCGAGCCATTTCAAAGCCACATTAGGCTCTTTTTGATTTGCAGGAGTTGAAATTGTGAGTTTGAAAGCGCCACCATTAGTGCGACCTTCACCTTCTGTTACTTCTAATCCTACAAAGAATCCTAATACATCAAAACTGCTCTCACCTTTGGCTTTATGCTCAATTACCGCAACCAATTGCGCACCGTTTACAAACTGGTCAATCTGCTCGTACTCCTCAGCACTCTTGCCATACACAGTAATACCTATTGAGTGCTTATAGCCGTTGAAATCATCATCTGAAATCTCTGGTTTAATACTCTCTGATATGTGTGTTTCTTTGAAATTGTCAAAGAAGTAACCTGTCTTGCTCGCTTTGAGCACAAGCGAACTCATTTTGTTTTTCGAAGCGTCTACTGTGGTTGCTGCGAAGTCTATATCTGCTCTATTGATGAGCAAGATACGCTTCTCAATACCCTTCACTTTGTCTGTACAGTCAAAGGTCAAATCTTTACTTAACGCATTAATACATTCTGCCATAATTTCTCTTTTAATGTTTAATTGTTAATGATAAATGGCTAACTATACATTAACCATTTATCATTAATCATTACTAAATCGCCATTGCTCCGGTGTTACCAATCACTCGTTGGAAGTCTGCACGGTAAGAAGCCTTCAAGTAAACTTCTTCAAACTTACCGCCTAAGTACTCAACTCCTATGTCTTTGAGCGCTCCCATACTATCAATAGCAATTTGGCATTCGTTCTTGTCAAGCAACAAGGCTCTGTGTGGGTTGTGCCACTTAGTGCCGTCGTCAAAGTTAGAGCGTATCATATCGTCTAACCATTCAGAGGTAACCACAGGTACACCTTCGAACTCTGACACCATATAACCGCCCTCAACCATTTTAAACGATTGCTCATTGCGGAACTCTTTACGCATAAAACGTGTTAAGTTGGTTGCTAAACTCTGTGTAATTACAAAAACAGGTGAAGCTCCAGCCTTAAATCCTGCAATATCCTTCAACTGACACAACACCTCATAAGCTCTGCTATCTGCCAATGCACGTTGGTCTGCATAGCTTGTTTTTGCATTTTCAGCGATAGCAATTTTTTTCTCGATAGCGGTTGCTACCATTTTCTCAAACTGAGAGAAAAGTCCGTTAAACACATTGAAGTTTGCTTTGTTTAATCCGGCTTTAAGTACTTGCGTACCACTACCACTGCCTACTACAGAATGTTCTTTATCGGCAAAGAAAACAAATCTGTTAAAGTCGTTCAAAATACCATTCTCAATGAGAGAAACTAAAAACGCTACATAGTCTGAATCGTCAATGTTAAAACGGTCTGCTCCTGTCTTCGCAACCCAAGCGTCAAAAGTTTTTTCAAGTGTAGAATAACAATCTGAAACAATCACCTTTAATGGCACAGGGTCAAACCAGCCAGTGCGCACTTGTGTCTCAAGTTTTTTAGTTTCCTTCCCACACCCCTCATCTTTGTGTGTTACATTAGATACTGGCGAATAGTAACCAAATTCGGTTTCCTTTGTAACTCCCTCACGAATTGTAAAGATTTGTTGCAAAGGGAGCAAACCAAATTGCCCTTCTTCTAACAAATCCTTAATTCTCTTTATGTACTCCTTGTTTCTTTCCGCTTCTTTAAGAAACTCTTTAAATGCTGTATTTGCCATATTTTATCCCTTTAATAGTTAAAATTACTTGATACGACCCAAACGTTTACGAATTTTGTCCATATCCAAACTACTTCCACCAGCAGAAGATTCATTGCTTGTTGCTCCTTTGTCTTCTGCTGAAAATCTACTTTGTGTCGATTTTATCTTAGCAAATTCACTTGATAAAACTTCAATCTTCTCAGCCACCAAGTTAAAGCATTCCTCCAATTGTTTAGCAAACTCCTCTTGGTTGCTTTCATCAGGATTAGGTTCGCTCGCCTTTTCCTTAATCTCCTTAATAGCCCCGCCTTCCACTACCAGCGTGCTCTCATCTTTCAAAACATACTCGCCATCGGCAAGCGGTTTTTCTGCGTCTTCTCCCCCGTCAGTCTTTTGTTTCACTTTGTCGCCCACTTGTGGCTTTTCAGCCTCAGTAACTACGGTAATAATATCACCGTTAGCAAGTGTCAAATCCAAGTCAAAAGCCTTGTTAATTGAAAAATTAAACGCTTTTTTCACTCTTTCTAAAATATTCATATAATCAACTTTTTTTGTTTTACTTTTTTTTGAAAAAAATAGCCCATTCGTTGCTGCGGGCACATCTACCAAGTCCGAAGCCACCCACCAATCAAGAGATAGTCCTGCAAATCGTTTTGTTTCTCCCCCTTCTGTTACCTCTTCTATAACCTCATCAGCAAACACATATACAGAATTACCAAACATATCTGGACACTCCGAAGCCATTGATGTTACGTAATCAGCAATCGAAATACCTCTGCCCATTACCTGCGTCTTCTTAGCCACATCGGCAATGAACAAATCGCCGTACAGGTTTCCATTTTCAATTCTGAAATTCTTAAACCAACCTATTAGTGAACCCAAATCGGAGGTTCCAAAAGAGGGGTGCTCAAAACGAGATTTTATTTTACCTTCCTTCTCTCCGTATGCTTTTAACTCGTTTAGGAATCTTTCAGAGAAGTAATAACCATTCTTGTTAAGTCCTTTGTTAGCCAATGCTACCCCATAGATAACGCCATTTTCAGCGTCAATCTGTGAGGCTGTTAATTGTTCATTGTGTGTGCTAAAACGAATTTCCATATGGCAAAATTACGCACAACCTACCCCACTACGTTGCTAATGTATGTTAGCAATGAATTATAAAGCGTTTCATTACCTTTGCACCATCATTACGGTTGTAGTTTTATTTGTTGTTAATTTAATTATTACAAAAAAAGCACACTATAAAAAGTGTGCTTTCTTCTATTGAAAATTCATTTATTTTCTTGTATATTTATTTAGGTTATTTATTAAACGAAAAACAAGCGTGTTTTTTTTCCTTGTAGGATTACGTCTAATTATTTCTTTAAACAAAAACGCACCTATTACCGTAGGTGCGTTTTTTTATAATCAATTAATTATTAGTAAGACTTTTAAAGTAATAATAAAAAAGCCCTTTCGTTCGTATACCCATCTCTCTGTGACCATTTACCAAAGCCGACACCTCAGCTTTTGCCAGCCCCAAATCCTTAACTAATTGCTTATTCCCTACCTTGTAGCGGTTCATTCGCTCCTTAATCCAATTAGGCGTTACGACTTCCACAGGACTCGCCATATAACACCTTGCTCCAATATTCAGCGTATAATCCTCAAAGAAAGGCATAAAAAGCCCCTGAGCACGTTCTCTTAAATCCTTATCTGTTAAATAATTCTCACTTGGGCTCTTTTCCTGATAAACAGAAATAACAAGAACTTTTTTTGCTTTATCTATATTCTCTATTTTAAAGAAAATATGAGCGTACCTTTGATATTGTAATGCCAAATACTCTAACTTATCCAACTGCTCATCTGTGAGTAATTCTTTTATTTTGTGTACTGCTTTAACTATATTCATATTTATTATTATAAAAGAGGGGAGGAGTTACCTCCCCTTTCATTGTTACAACTCAATTACATTTGCATTTGTAAGGTCGAAAATCGCTAACTGCTCATTAGCCCTTCCAAGTTCTAAGGCTGTTGGCAAATCATCTACTATCATTACACAATCGTAGTAAAATTGTTTGCTTTCTCTATCATACCAACCGCCTACTACATAAGTGCTTTGCATTGCAACCTCAATAACTCTTTTCAACCCTTCATCTCCAAAACTATCTTGTGTCATTTTCATTGCTACACAATAGCCTTTTTTAGGAGTTCGAAAATCTAACAATGAAACGGTGAATCCTTCTTTGTTAGTCTCTGCAATCTGTTTAATCATTTGGAATATTTCCATAATTGTTTTTTGACCGTGTTATACAGTTGTCTCTTCTGTTCTAATTCAACGGTACAAAGATACGGCAAACTTTTTAATTATGCAAACTTTTTCTAAAATATTTTTCAACTTTTTTTGTTTCATATTTAACAAATAAAAAAGCACCTTATTAGGGTGCTTTATTTTTGTCCTTATAATATTCCTCCCAGTGTGCTAATAACTTCTCTGCGTGTTCTTTTGGAGTTACTTTGATGTACTTTAAAAAACTTGCCTCCGTTGTGTGTCCTGTTATCTTCATTATCGACAACGTAGGAAAATTCATCAGATATAAATTCGTGGCGAACGACCTTCTGCAAGTATGCGAACTTATTAATTGCCACTTCTCGAATACTCCTCGCTCCTTTCTTCTCGTTTTAGGGTTCATTAATGAGCCTTCCACTACATCATTAAATCCTACCAACCTGCACACCTCCTTAATGTTGCTATTAAACACTGTACTGTTCAAAGGTGTAGGCATTCCTCGCTTTCTTATCATCTCTTTAATATGATGATGAAGCGGTATTACAACCTTTGCCCCAGATGTATTACGTGTTTTCTGAGGCTCAACCTCAATAAACTTGCTATCTGGGTCAATTACAGGCAACGCCATAACATCTGACACCCGTAAGCCCGTCCAAAGTCCTAAAAGCATCAAATCTCGGGTATTCTCCAATCTCTTATCCTTAGAAAAGTCAAACGCTACCAGCCTTTCAATTTCTGCCTCTGATAGTGCTACTGATATACTTTCCTCCTTCGTTTTTGTGAAGTTGTCTAAATCGTTAGCAATTGTATACCCCTTTTCTTTTGCCTTTCTCAAAAGTACTTTAATGCCCGAAACCAATTCACCTATCGTATTAGCCGAGTACTTTTTTTCGTTCATACAAAATGCTACAAATTCATCATTCAGTTGAGCGTTATACTCATCAATTTTAATTCGTTTGTTAGAGTAATTTTCAAAATTAATCAAAGCATTACGTGATTGGTTGTAGATATAAATACGAGCCCTGCTATATTCCTTACCAGTATTCTTATTAATCATTCCCTTGATAGAAGAAAGGAAATTCATCGCAAAATCCGTGAAGTAATCAAATTCGTTAGTTACCCTCTCGGGTTTAAATTTAGCGTCAAAAGCGTTCTTTAATTTTTCTCTTGTTATCTTCTCACCATTCAATTTGTAATTATCAATGAGTGTAACAAGAAAGTCGTTGTACTGCATAATATGTGCGGCTATCTTTCGCAACCTTACACCGTCAGCACCCTTGCGACTCTTAGGCATACGGGCGTTAAAGTCCCAGTCGTTAGGGTGAACATATTCACCTGTCGAATATTTGAACAATTTTTTTTCGTCAGCAATGTAATACTGAATGATAATTATTGTATCTTTGTCGCCATTAGGCTCTTTGAGATAGAAAAACAT